ATGAAATATTGTGTAATCGCGGTCGTATTGATGCTAGGAATGGCGTGTTATGCCGAGCCTATTTGTGATTTCCCGAAAGAGTATTGTGTGTCCCAGGCGGCGTTTGATGATGCGGAGTCGAGTCTAGCCGGTACCCTGACGTTGATTCAGGCGAAAATTGACGATAATGGCTTTGAGGATTTTTTAGTCGAACGAGATGAGATCAAGCACAGCCTAATTCAGGGCCAAGCTGCCTGGCAGAATTATCGGGACCAACATTGTGCAGCGGTCTTTCGGTTAATGAGTGGGGGTAGCTCCCGGCACGTGGACGAACTTAGTTGCCTGACAGACCTCACTAACGCGCGGGTGCGCCAGCTGCAGGAGCTCTACGAAGTACAGTGATAATAGGGTGATGTCGGGCAGCCTTATTTTGGCGTGTCGAGTACCTGCCATTTCTCCGTCGATGTAGCGCGTCGAACCTGCCAGTTTTCCCCATCCTGACTGCGGTAGGCCGCGTAAGTGGTGCAGCAGCCTCCTGCACCCAAGGCCTGCGTGCCGATTTCAATTTGAATGTACTTGCCGTCAAACGCGAGTTGTTCTCTCACGCATTGTTGCGGCAAAAAATACGGGGCGGGTTTGAATAGCAGAGTCCAGTGCGGTGCTGCGCCCTCGGCGTCTGTCAGCCGGCATACCTTGCAGTCTTTTATGCCAAAAGACACGGCCTTGCCGTGCGCCAGAGGTAGCTTCACAGGCGGTGTCGTGAAGTTTGGCGTGACATTGACGCTGTGCGACGGCTCGCTATCTGGTGGTAGCGAAAACCCCAAACAGAGGGAGGAGAAAAGTGCAAAACCGAATGATGTGACGCTGAGTGCGATCCAACGCGACTGAGCAAGCGATAGGGCGATTGTCATAGTTCCAGCTGCCTCAACGTTGAACGTTCTTGCACCGTGTTTCCTAGGGCCTGTTAACACTAATTAAGATGCACCTGCTGGAAGTCATTTTTGCCTCCAGCTCGGCGGAGGAAGTGAAGTTTGGTGGGCCCAAACAAGCGACCGACAACAACGCTGGGGGAAAAAATGGCTCCAGCCCTCCGGGTTGTAGCTAAAAATCCACCACTCATCGCCATTCGTTGCTTATTTGGAATAAGCAAACTTCTCTTCTCACTCCTTGATTGGTGAATTTTTAGCCGCAACAGGCGTAACTTAATTAGTGTTAACAGGCCCTAATGCGGCCAGTTTTGATCAGTCTACTTGCCCAATGTGATTTTCGCGTCGATGGCGCGCTTTAATCGCTCAATGAGCGAATAAAGTATATCCGCAGAGGGTGTTAGTGCCGAGCTAAGTGAAAATGAAAAGCACCCAGTTGCGCTGGGATGACATTCCAGGTCGGGCTTTCAGTGCAGGTACGGGAGCAGAAGAGGGCGGTGAATACTGAGAAAGAAATGGCGGAGGGGCAGGGATTCGAACCCTGTCGCGATGCGGCCTGCTCTATATAAATCAATGGGTTACGACTGCAAATAGCAGATTCAAGGTGCCGGTTTAGTCCCGGAGCGGTCCCAGCATGCTGGTGACAGTATTCAGCGTGGGAGCAAAAGCCTCCCTGCGTAAGGGGTTCGCTCAGAATGTGTGGGGGGTTCGGAAAAGCGTAATTTCTGTAATTTGAGCGCGAGGCCGCTTTATCTCGTTGTTTTTAAATGGAAAACTTGACTTAATGAATGTAATTATTGTGTTAAAAAACGTAATTTAGTTACAGTATTTGTAGTAATATTTCCAATAAATAATATCTATAAAAATCAATAAGTTATAAATTAATTACGTTTTGAGTTACGATAAATTACACCCTTTTGTAATTTTAAAACCCTTTTAAAACAATGGGTTACGCATGATTGCGGGGGGTATTCATAGAAGTTACACTTTTCCGACACCCCCCCTGCTCCTCAGAGGCTGCCTGCTGTTATGGATTTCTGCATAGCTAGATAAATCTGCAATAAATCAGTGAGTTACGAAATTTCCGCAAAGCTGCGCGGCAGCTAGTTCCCGCCTACTTATGCATCTGCAAAAAAACTAGGACATAAAGCGCGAAGGCGCGGCGGGGGGCGAACTGCGCGCGCCGGGTGGCATGCCCCCCTGGGGGTGGCCCCCGGGGCAGGGTCGTCGGGATGCTGCGAAGAATTTCCGCGCCGATCGTCGGGTGAGCTCGGGGGATCAGCCGCTGGGTGGGGTGGGTGGCCGCTGTCTATAGACAGGCGGGCTGAGCTGCGCAGGGTGATTGCTGTTGATAGGTGAGTAGGCCCAGTGATCAAGGGTGCGAGCAGTGAAAAAAATCATAAAAAACAATGTGTTGGAAAATTATTTTCGCGTATTTGTGGTATAATTTTAAAGCCTTTTGGTATAGGCGCCGCCTCGCAGAGATGCAGGCTTGTTGTGAAGGAAAACGTGGAAGCGCTACGTGCGACGCGGGGGCAAAAAAAAGCCGCGCTAGGCGCGGCAACTGGGTGGTGGGGTGGAGCTATCTGATGCTGGCGACTCAGACTTGGCTGATGCCTTCTATGGTGTAGGGGTTGAAGGTGATCACCTCTTCACCGAGCCAGTCATTTAGCTGTCGGTAGCGTTCCTGCGAGGGCTCTATTTCATTAGCGGCGAACACTCTGGCGGCAACAGCGGGGTCGCTCAGGCCGCTGGTGTTGGTGGGAATTACACCCATGAGCTGAGGTGGTACGCGGTGGCCAGCCATCAGGTCGTCGCGGGTGACGTTTTTGATGTTGAAGAACTCATCCTTGGCGCTGACTTCGCTGATGGGGATGATCTGCATGCCGTCTTTTTTGCCGTTGGGCGCGTACATGAACAGGTTCTTGAAGTTGCCGGGGCCTTTGCTTTCCTTCATCGCTTTGCGGATCGCGTCCACATCCTCGCCATTCTGGCTCGCGTCGGTCATGTAGAGAATGAAGCCTGCGTGGCTGCCGTTGTCGTAATACCGGCGGCGGAAGATAGTGGCGCTTTCGTTCAGCCAGGCGCTCTGCAGGCTGGACATGTATTCCGGCACGCCGTAAATCTCCTGGTTGATATCCGGCTGCAGTAGGTGGAATACCGATCCCGCCAAAAACTCGTGCGGGTTGCCAGCGTCATGGATAAACCAGTAGGTGTCGTCTTTGCCACGACGGGTGTACTTACTCAAACTATGTCGCAGTCGAATTGGCGTGCCCAAGCGGCTGGTTTCACGCTCCAAGTAGGCATTGCCGAACACCAGGTCATCGAGGACGAACTTTTCAAACTCCTGACGACTCAGCAGCGGGTGAGGGCGGAAGGTTTTCACCAACACATTTTTTTTCACCTGGATAGCACTGGAGTGGTGAGGGTTGGCCCGGTAGGTTTTGGCCAGGCCGTTGACTGATACCGGCGGCTCATACCATTTGCCGCTAAACCACGATTCGGTGTAGCCCAAGATATCCCGTGCGGCCAGCACTGGCTCGGCATCGCCAAAGGTGAACACCTCGGTTTTTTGCTTTTTGGCGGGTTTGGATTTCGCGGTGGCCATTAGAACAACTCCAATATGCTGTTATTGCCCGCGCTCTCATGAAGCGGGGCGTTGTCGAGTGCGTGCATTAGCGCCCAAGCCAAATCGGCGTGGCCGCTTTCGTTGGTGCGGCTGGCTTGGTAGGTCATCTGTCCGCCGCCGGCGGTCATGGTCCGCTTGATCATCAGCATGGCGTGCACCATATCCGTCCAGCCGTTATCAAACTCAAGGCGACCATGGGAAATAATGTCCTTGGTCTTGAGCACCATTTGGGCCTTGATGGCAGGGTTGTAGTCGTAACCCACGGCGCGCGGGAAAAAGCGGCGCACCATATCAAACACACCGGTGCCAATCGCGGTTTTATCGATGCCGATATGGGTAACGTTATAGATTTCGGTCAGCCGCTTGATGCGCTCAGCCTGGTCGACAAAGTCCATGCCCACCCAGTTGAGCTTATCCAAAATGCGGTGCTTACCGCCCGGTACCGGCGAGGGCGCCACCACTACGCAACTGGCGTTGTCACTGGTGCGCGACGGGTCGTAGCCTATCCACACGTCGCGGTTGCCGATCGGGCGGGGTGCCAGTGGCTTGAAGTCATCCCACGCCACCCAGCTGTCCACCATGCAGGCGGTCAGCTCGGTAAAGGAAAACACCGAGAAGGTGTCGTCCACGAACTGGCACATAAAGAGGTTTTCCATTTCCTCTGGGCTGTACTCCAGCCGCAGCTGCTCAATATCAAACAGGTCGCAGCCTTTGGCCTCGGCATCCAGCAAGGTAACGATCTGCCGCCATTGGCCGTCCTCACACATGCGGCCGGGCGCCAGCTTTTTGTGGGAAACATCCAACTGGATTTGGTCTTCTTTTTTGCGACCGCGGTTAAACAGTGCGCCGGTCCAGAATGGGTAGGCCTCGTGATTGACACTGGATGGCGTAGAAAAATAGGTCTGGCGCCATTTCTTGTGAGCGGCCATGCCCGAGGCCACTTTGCGCAGATTCTGAAACCGCTGAATCCAGAAATACTCATCCACATACAAGTGGCCGTGGTAACTCTGGGCCGTGTTGCTATTGGTCGAAAGGAATATCAGCTCCGCGCCATTGGGCAACACAATCGGGTCGCCGGTCAGCTCAACATCGGCCCATTTCTTTGCCGCCTGCACAACGTAATTCCTGAACACATGAGCCTGAGCTTTTGAGGCCGAGATAAAAATCTGGTTGTCGCCGGTAGTGGCCGCATCTACCAGAGCCTCATTAGAAAAATAGTAAGTGGCACCGATTTGTCGGCTCTTAAGAATATTGCGAATGCGGTGGAGGGTCTTTTTGTGCAGCCATTCCTTTTGGTAGCCGAATATCTCATCCATGAACCCCTCTTTAATGCGGTCCAGTGCTTCCGGCGAGATATCATTCTTGATTTTTTTATTGCTGCGTCGCTTTCCCCTGTTGCGATTGCGAACGTTTGGGTTTAAATCTGCCTCGTTGCCGCCATCGTCATAGCGACGAATGCGGGCTGTGCGCTCAAGGCTTTTGGTCAGCACCTCAATTTCTTTCAGGTCCTGATCCGTTTTTTCATCTTTCTTCAGCAGCTGGCACAGCCGGGCATCGATAGATTGCTCAACCCGCTGCACCACGGGCGCACTGTCCCAATCGTCCCGGCGCTTCCAGCTGTGCAGGGTGGCGCCAGGCACAGATAAACGCCGAGTAATCTCGGGAATGCGGTAGCCCTGCCAATAGAGCAACCGCGCTTCTGTTCTGTCATCTGAGGCCGTTTTCATGCGCTCAGATTACGGGCAAACCTGCCACCTCCTTATGTAGCCAAGGTGTAAAGCCCTCGTTTACTCCCGCACCGCCTTGGCGTGCCAAAACAATTCCGCAACGCTACCGCTCAACAGCTGATTTCACAGCCCAACAGCCACCAAAGCGGATGCAGAACATGAAATCGAAATTTTTCCGAGTTGCCGTTGAAGGCCAGACCACCGATGGCCGCGCCATTACCCGCGAACAGATTGTGGACATGGGCAGCACCTACAACCCTGAAAAATACGGCGCCCGTATTTGGCTGGAACACTTGCGGGGCCTATTCGCCGAAGGTCCATTCCCCGCCTTGGGTGACGTGGTAGAAGTCAAAGCAGAAGAAATCAAAGAGGGCGAGTTGAAAGGAAAAATGGCCCTGTACGCCGCCATCGATCCGACCAAAGAGCTTATTGCGATTAACGAAAAGCGCCAGAAAATCTACACCTCTATCGAGTTGGACCCCGACTTTGCTGGCAGCGGCCAGGCCTATATGTACGGGCTGGGCATTACCGACAGCCCCGCCAGTCTGGGCACTGAGGCCCTGAAATTCTCGGCGGAGAAACCGGCAGAAGAAAAGCTGTTGGCCAGCCGCAAAGCCCGCCCCGAGAACCTGTTCAGCGCAGCGATGGAAGTCGACATTGTGTTTGAAACCGAAAGTAAGCCGGACTCAAAAACCGACGAAAGCGGGCTCTTTGCCAAGATCAAAGACATGTTCAAAAAGCAGTCTCGTGACACACGCGAAGAGTTCAGCACTGCCATCGATACCCAAAACGACGCCATCACCCTGGTAGCGGAAGAGGTAGTCAAGCTGTCCAGCAGCCTGGCCGATTTAGCCGATATCGTGAAGGCCGGTGGCGACACCAGCGAACTGCAAACCCAATTCACCGCCCTGCAGGAAGAGCTGACCACGCTCAAAACTCAGCTTGGCAAAGAACACCAACACAGTCAGCGCCCGCCCGCCACCGGTGGTGACGGCGAAGTCCTGGCAGATTGTTAACCCAACAACCCCGAAAGCAACAGGCCGATAGCACAAAGACTTTGATTAGGAGCAACTGGCATGCGTAAAGAAACCCGCGAAAAATACAACGGCTATTTGGCCCAGCAAGCCACGCTGAATGCCATTGCGCTTGAAGATATCAAGGGGGGAACCAAATTCAGTGTTGAGCCCTCAATTTCCCAAACCTTGGAAGACCGTATTCAGGAATCCTCTGCCTTCCTGCAAAGCATCAACGTGGTGCCGGTCACAGAGCAAGAGGGCGAGACCCTTGGCTTGGGCACCAGCTCTACCATCGCCGGGACTACTGATACGGATTCAAATGATCGCGCCACCACTGACCCCACCGGGCTGAACGCGTTTGGTTACCGTTGCGAGCAAACCAACTTTGATACCCACCTGAAATATTCCAAGCTGGATATGTGGGCAAAATTCCCCGATTTTCAAACCCGCATCCGCGATGCCATTCTTCGCCAGATCGCCCGCGACCGCCTGATGATCGGGTGGAACGGTACCAGCCGCGCTGCCACCTCTAACCGTGGCACCAACCCGCTGTTGCAAGACGTGAATAAGGGCTGGATTCAGTATGTGCGCGACAATGACGCCGCCCGCATTATGAGCGAGGTCGAAGCCGCCTCTTCCGCTGTTAACGTCGGCACCAACGCCGGTTACGACTACCAGAACCTGGACTCACTGGTGTTCGATGTCGTCGAAAACCTGCTGGACGAATGGCATGCCGAAGACACTGGCCTGGTGGCGATCATGGGTCGCCAACTGCTGGCGGATAAATATTTCCCGCTGATCGACGGCAACAACGTGCCCACCGAGAAAATTGCCAGCGACATTATTATTTCCAGTAAGCGTGTTGGTGGTCTGCCAGCGGTACGGGTGCCTTTCTTCCCGGCGCGCAGCATCGTGGTGACCACCCTGGATAACCTTTCCATCTACTGGCAAGAAGGCACCCGCCGCCGCACCGTGGTGGACAACGCCAAGCGCGACCGCGTGGAAGACTACCAGTCCATCAACGAAGACTACGTGGTGGAAGACACCGGTGCCTTCGCTGCGGTCGAGAATATCAAACTTTGGAACGGCACTGCCTACGCGTAAGCGTGGGCAGCTGTCGATTAGCTAAACCACCAACCAGCAACAAACGGGGCGAACATGACACCAGCAGAGCGGCACCGCCAGCGCATGGCGGCCAAAGTCGAGGCCGAGAAGAACGCCGACCCAGCCAACACCCAAAGCCACACCGCCTACGAGCGGCAGTTGGTTTTGCTGGCTGAGCACAAGCGTCAGCTCAAAAGCATTCAAAGCATCGAGAAGAAAATCGAGCTTAAAAAGCAGCTTATTCCTGAGTACGCAGCCTACATTGCTGGGGTTCTGGAAGCTGATGCCGGTGGCGCAAATGAAGTGGTCACCACGCTTTTGCTCTGGTGCATCGACGCCGGCTATTACGACGGTGCGTTGGAGCTGGCTGAATACTGCCTGCGTCACAACCTGCCCACGCCAGACGCTCACCAGCGCACCATGGGCACCGTGATCGCTGAAGAGTTTGCCGACTACAGCCTGAAAGGGGCAGAGGGCATCACGCTGAACATGCTGCAGCAAGTTCAGGAGTTGACCAAAGAGCAAGACATGCCCGACCAGGTGCGCGCCAAGCTGCACAAGGCCATCGGCTACTTGCTGCGGGAGACAGACAAACCCGCTGCCTTGATCGAGTTGCAACGCGCCCTTGAGCTGAATACCGCCGCTGGCGTGAAAAAAGACATTGAAAAACTGGAGCGGGAAATTAAAGCCGCTGCCAGTCAATAAGAGGGTCGCCCCGCCGACGGAAGACCCGGCTGGAGGTTTTGAAATTGGTCAAAGCTGAAAGCCGGGCGCTTCTTAACGCAAAGGGCACATCAACATAGGTGAGATAATGGGCAGTTTTATCCCCAGTGGCCAAGCATCCCCCAGCAACGAGCCCGACCTGCCCAACATCCCCTTTTTTCCACCGGTTAGCCCAACGCTGTTCCGCGATGCCATGGACGTAGACACCACCGTGTCTACCGAGCGCATCAGCATGGCGCTGCAGCTCTCCCTCATGGAAGTCAATAACAGCCTGGCCGTGTGGTCTGCCGCGCAAATAGAACTGGGCAATGCCACCTTGGCCGCCACCAAAGACACCGTCTATGGCGAGGGCGAAGCGGCTGTTAACCATCAGGAAAAGCTCTACCAGTCTGCCGTGTTCCACCTGGCCAAAGCCAGGGTGGTAGAGCACATGCGCGACTTTGACAGCACCGCCGCCGGTCACAACAAAGCCGATGAGCTCAGCCAACCCATTGACGACTTCAAACGCGAGGCTCGCCGCAATGTGCGGGCGATTATGGGCCAGCCTGGCACCGTGGTGGAGCTGATCTGATGCGCCAGATCCGCACCTTGCAGGGCGACACCGCCGACCTGATTTGCTACCGGGAGCTGGGCCGCACCGCTGGGGTTACCGAGCAGCTGCTTGAGCTCAACCCACGGCTGGCCGACTACGGCCACATACTGCCCGCCGGGCTGCTGGTGAACCTGCCAGATAAGCCCGTGCAGGAAAAATCCAAAACCCTCAACGTGTGGGACTAACCATGAACGTAAAGCAGCTGTCTGAGCATATTGTTAAACCGGTACTCATGGCCCTGGGCATGTTCAGCGGCGAGGCGTTTCTGCTGCTGCTCGGGACTGCGGCCCAAGAGAGCGGGGGTTTTAATTTTATTCGCCAATTGGGCAGCGGACCCGCCCTGGGGCTGTGGCAAATGGAGCCCGCCACCCATGACGATATTGTCGAAAACTACCTGCGTTACCGGCCGGAATTGGCCAACAAGGTGCTGGAGCTGGCAGGCGTAACCGAATTTCACAGCCGCTATTTACTGATCAATTTGGCCTACGCCTGCGCCTTTGCCCGCTTGCACTATCGCCGGGTAAAAGAGGCCATCCCGCTGTCACTGGAGGGCCAGGCCCATTATTGGAAAGACCATTACAACACCCACCAGGGCAAGGGCCACCCGCAGGAATTTATCGACAACTACCAGCGATACGTAGCGGGGCAGGTGTGATGGACTGGAAGAGCGTAGGCCAGCGTGTTGCCAAAGCCGCGCCCCTGCTGGGAACCGTACTGGGAGGACCTGCTGGCGGTGCTTTTGGCGCTGTCGTTGCTGGCGCTCTCGGCGTGGATAATCAGCCTGATGCTGTGGCGGCTGCTATGGCGTCCCCTGAAGCGGTGGTTAAGCTCAAGCAGATTGAGTCGGATCATCGCGCCGAACTTGAGCAGATAGCCGCCAATGTCACATTGGCTGAACTCAAAAACCAGGAGCATGCCCGGGAGATTCACAAGCATTCGCCCATGCCGGCCATTGTTACCGGTGCGCTAACGGCCATGGTTGCAGTGGCGGGCTGGCTGCTGTTCCACGTTGAGATCCCGGCAGCCAACCGCGATGTGGCCTATATGCTGTTTGGGCAGCTGCTGGGCTTATGGGCTGCATCCGTTACGTATTGGGTAGGCACCACGCGCTCCAGCGCCGAAAAAACCCGTTTACTGAAGTCCGGGGCCTGACGCTGCGGCGTTGCGGTTGAATTATTGCCACCAGAAACAGTCAAGGATTAAGAATGGCTGACGAATCACTGCACGTCGTTTGGAAGCGCTTAGATGAACACCGGCAAGCCATTAGCGACCTGGAAAAAAACGACGTGCGCCACGACACCCGGATTGCTGACATGAACACCAACATGAATGCAAAAATCGACGGACTGGCCGCGCAGGTGGCCAGCTTTATGAGTGAGTCTAAGGCGTCTAACGATGCCACAGCGCATAAACTGGATACGGTCATTGCCAACCAGAATCAGAAATCCGGCGCCATTAGGGCGGCCGGTTATATCGTCGGTCTGATCTTGGCGATAACACCCATTGTGGTGGCCGTGGTCGCGGTCATGAAGAACTAGGCAACCCTATGGAATTACTCGCCGCGCTGCGCAAGCACATCCTCACCAGTCCGCTTGATATCAAGGCCGACAACCTGGTCACCTTTGCTAAAGACGGCGAAATCGTTAGCCACCAGGGCGACACCAACCAACATTTTGCCATCCGCTACGACGCCAACATCATTGTGGTGGACTACGGCAAAGCCCCTGACATGCTGTTTTACATTGTGCTCAACTGGCTAAAGGCCAACAATGCCAACCACCAGGCCAACGCCATCCGATTTAATGCCGATATCATCGACCACAAAAAAACCGATGTAGAAATCATCGTCCAGCTCGAGGAGCTGGTGGGCGCCAACGAAGTCGAGGGCGGTATCCAGCTGGTACATAACGGCGTTGCGCCCATTGATGTTGTGCCCCTTAGTGCGGGGGAGTGGGAGCTTTACATCCCGCCAGATCCTGACCCCGTGGCCGACTGGATTGCCCAGGGCGAATAGTGGCCGCCGAATATACCGACGCCACCCTCAACGACTGGCTCAGCGCCACCCTGGCGCCATTGTCACCGGCCAGCCGCCGCCAGCTTATGCGCGATATCGCCCTGTATTTACGCCAGTCCCAAAGCCAGCGCATTGCCGCCCAGCAAAACCCCGATGGCACCGCCTTTGAGCCCCGCAAAAGCCGTCTGCAGAAGCCCGGCATTCGTCGCCGTGCCATGTTTGCCCGCATCCGCACCCGCAAGCACCTGCGCTACCGGGCCAGCGCCGATGAGGCCGCCGTGGGCTTCCGGGGCCGGGTGGCGGCCATTGCCGAGGTGCACCAACACGGCCTTATTGCCGAGGTAGAGCAGGGCGGGCCGCTGGTGAAATACGCCCAGCGGGAGCTGCTGGGTCTATCAGACACCGACATGAGCCACATCGACACCCTGGTTAGCAAGCACCTTTCTGGGCGGTAAAAGCCACCCCATAAAATACCCCGCCAAGCCGTAAACCCGCCCGTTACACCGCCGCAGCCACTACGCGCGCGCATAAATCATCAACAATCACAGCCATGACCGAACTCGAGCTCATCAGCGACCTGCAGCGCCGCATCGCCAATTTGATCACCCTGGGCATTGTGCACTCGGTGGACGGCATCTTTTGCCGGGTAGCGATTGGCGGTGATGCCAACAACCTCACCCCGCCCATCAAGTGGCTGGCAAACCGTGCTGGTGATGAAAAGAGCTGGTCCCAGCTCGACGTAGGAGAGCAGGTCATGCTGCTGTGCCCCTCGGGCGACCCCGGCAACGCCGTGGCGCTGCCCGGGCTTTACAGCGCCGCCAGGCCTGCCCCCAGCACTGACCCTGATGAAACCGTGAGTGTGCTGCCCGATGGCGCCGTGTTCAGCTACCACCACGGCAACCAGCATTTATCCGTCACGCTGCCAGAAGGTGCGACCACCGAACTGATTACCGACGGCGGCCTGCACATTGTGGGCGACACCGAAATCGACGGTAACGTGACCATTAACGGCACCACCCACAGCACCGGCGCTATCACCACCGACGACGACATGGCCGCCGCTGGCAGCGTCCATGCCGACGGCGACGTGTCCGACGGCACCCGCTCAATGGGCGCCGACCGCGATATTTACAACACCCACACTCACCCCAATGGCGTAATGAACACCGAAGCGCCGAGCCAGCAGCAATGAACGGCGTAAACGCAAAAACCGGCAAAGCGCTGAGCGGGGCAGAGCACCTGCGCCAATCCATTGCCGACATTCTCACCACCCCGGTGGGCTCCCGGGTAATGCGGCGGGACTACGGCAGCCTGGTCCCGTTGTTGATCGACCAGCCCCTCAACCCCGCGACCAAGCTGCGGCTGTTTGCCGCCACGGCCCACGCCATTGCCAAGTGGGAACCGCGCTTTACGCTCACCAAGACCCGCTTTGGCCAGGCCGATACCGGCAAATTTGAGCTGCACGTTGAGGGCATTGATGAATCGGGCCAGCAAGTGCTGACGGGAGTGCCGCTGTAATGACCACCACATTTTCCGCCATCGACCTGTCGCAGTTGCCACCGCCCAATGTGGTCCAGCCCCTGGACTACGAAACCATCCTGGCAGAAATGATTGCCGACATGCGCGCCCGCCACCCGGACTTTGACGCCAATGTGGAATCAGACCCGGCCTATAAAATTCTGGAGGTGGCCGCTGCCCGTGAGCTGAACATCCGCCAGCGGGTTAACGACGGCGCCCGGGCGATTATGCTGGCCTATGCCACCGGCTCAGATCTGGACCAGCTCGCCGCCAACAAAGAACTCACCCGTTTTGTGCTCGACCCCGGCAACCCCAACGCCATCCCCCCTGTGCCGCCCACCTACGAGTCTGACGCCGACCTCCGCCGCCGGGTGCAACTGGCTGACGAAGCTCTGACCACGGCCGGCAGTCGCGGCAGCTACGTGGCGCTCACACTGAACGCCGACGCCAGTGTTAAAGACGCCGACGCCGAAAGCCCAACCCCCGGCGAGGTGACCGTGTATGTGCTCAGCCGCACGGGTGACGGCACTGCCGACAGCGGCTTGATTGAGACGGTAGAAGGGGCGCTGAATGACGAAGACAAGCGGCCCATGACCGATAACGTCACTGTGTTGTCGGCCACCATCGCCACCTACGCCATCGAGGCCGTGCTCACCATCTACCCCGGCCCCGATGCCATGGTAGTGCAGGCCAACGCCATTGCCGCCGCCCAGGCCTACGCCGACAGCATCCATAAGCTGGGCTACGACATTAAATTGTCCGCCGTGTATGCCGCCTTGCATCAACCTGGAGTGCAGTCAGTTGATCTGGTCCAGCCCGCCGCCGATGTCGCCATCGACACCGGCGAGGCCGCGTATTGCACCGCCTTTGATATCACCGTGGAGGGCGAAGCCGGTGTCTGATACCAGCCTGCTGCCCAAAAACGCCAGCGACTATGAGCTGGCGCTGGAAGCCGTCACCGCCCGGATCGGTGAAGTGCCGGTGGTCATGCGGGAAGTCTGGAACCCCGATACCTGCCCCTATGCGCTCTTGCCCTGGCTGGCCAGCGCCGCCTCGGTAGATGCCTGGGATGCCAACTGGACCGACGCCCAAAAGCGCGCCGCTATCAAGGCCTCACTGGCCGTGCACCGCCGCAAAGGCAGCATTGGCGCCGTCAAGCGCGCCCTCAATGCCATTGGCCTTGGGGTGAAAGTGCAGGAGTGGTTCAACCAAGACCCACCCGGCGACCCTTATACATTCAACCTGATTTTTGAAACCGACCAGACCGGCATACGCTTTGAAGATATCGACAAAATTCTGGCCGTGGTCAACAGCGCCAAAAGCCTGCGCTCACACCTGAACGAAATCATCCCCATTGTGATCAGCCGCAACCAGCCTGCGTTCGCCACCGTCAGCAACAGCGGCCATGAAGTCACCGTTAATCAATACGCCGACCCCATCGTTGTCATCAACGAGCTGGTTGTGCCCGTCACCGAGGCCTGAAATGGAAGTTAAAAACTACTTCGCCTTCACCGCTGAAAATAAGCCCATCCGGTTCTGCACGGCTTACCTCTACGAAGCGGGCACCAGCAACCTGGTAACCGGGCTGACCGATAAAAACGGCAACCCCATCGACAATCCCTTTCAGGCGGATAAAGATGGATTGGTGCAGTTTGCAGGCCCTAATGGCGTGTATGACCTGCGGTTTAAAAGCAGCCTGCGGGACTATCGGATACGGGTGAGTATTGTTGATACGCCAGCGCTTCTGGCGGCAGCAGCAACGGCGGCCGAGGCGGGCAGCCAAGCGGTAGAGAGCGCGGCATCAGCCAAGCGGTCAGAAGAAATAGCCCTTGATGCAAACCAGATTTATGACTCTACGGCCGATGCTTTGAGCAACGGGGTAAAAACGGTGGTAATCACAGCGCCGGGCTCTGGTGGTACAGACGGGCAATACATTGTGCCCGTTACGGGCACCACAGGGAGCGGTGGCCAGCTATTGGTTGTGGTGTCGGGGAATGCGTTGGCGGAGGCTTACGTTCTTACGCGAGGCACGAACTACACTGGACCGTTGAGCGCGGATATTGATACTGCAGCGGGGACCGCCGGGGCAGAAGTGTCGCTGACTTTGGCCGCGAACCGGGGTGTTGGTCAGCGGTTTTACATTCCCAGTGCTAGCGCTACCGGGTTTTATGATCGATACAAAGTGAATGCCGGCCCGGTGGCAGTGCTCGAAAAGACGCTGCCGGCGCAGGACTTAATCGACGATATTGTCGCCACGATCAACGATCGAGACGATGTTGACAGTCTGCTATCGATCAGCGATTTTGCCGGTCTCGTCGGGTTTTTAGTGCGACAGAACGGGTCAATATTGTCGCCGAGTTACAATATCGAGTCCGATGATGGTGGTGCGGGTGTGGTATTTGCCGACAAATTCGGATTCGTCGGGTTTGAATTTTCACCAACTTTTGGCGCAGTTGCTCCAAAGTTTTCGGGGCTCGATTTTGACATTGAGTCGTCGCGCCATGTTGATTTTGCAGTGCTCGATGGTTTTGGCTTTGTACTGTTTACGCCATCCGGATTTTCTGCGCCACCGAGCGACCCCAGCCAGCCAGCGGAAAACTATGAGGCTCGGAACGCGCGTAATTTAGCACTGAGCGCTGCCGTTGCGCGATCGTACAACGCATCGACTGCGTCGCTCAGCGCAAAATACAACCATTTTGTGTATTACGGGCAGTCTCTCTGTACGGGGTTTGAGGGTTGGCCTGCGCTATCAAAAACCGCTTATAGCGATTTGGGCAATCTAATGCTCGGCAATTCGACGCGACCGGACGACAAATTTAGCGCGGATTTTACGCCCGTTGGCGTATCAACACTGCAGCCGCTCAAAGCGGTCGTGCAGAGTAATGATGGATCAACAATATTGTCTGATGCTGCCGTGGCTGCGCTGACGCCTGGCGCCGGCAACGAGGGCGAATCCCCGGATGTTGGGGCAATTAATTTCTCCCGCCGCCAGTTTTTGGATTATCACTCATTGTCACAGGACGGAGAGCGGCGTTTTGTTGTCACTAACTGCGGGGTGGCGGGCCGGACAATTGCGGAGCTAAGCAAGGGGGCTGATCCCGAAATCTATAACCGCACGGTCGATGCATGCACCGCAGTCAAATCTATCGCAGACAGCGAGTCTGCCGCGTATCAAATCCCAGCCATTATTTGGATGCAGGGTGAGTACGATTACATATTTGATACCCCGCAAGCGACTTACAAATCAGATTTGGTTGCGCTTAGAAATGACATGATCGACGATCTGTGCAGTGGTATTGCGGGGCAGTCCAGGCCGCCCGCGTTTATCACTTATCAAACCGGTGCGGGTTATACGAAAGATGATCAAAATCTTGCGATCGGGATGGCGCAACTGGAGTTGTCAGAGGAGCAGGATAACTGGTACCTGGCGACACCGGTGTATCCATACACCGACAAAGGTGGGCATCTGGACCCAAACGGCTATCGCTGGGTTGCAATGCAGCTGGGCAAAGTCATCCATCGCGTCTGCACCCTGCGTCAAGGCTGGCGGCCACTGTCTCCGAACGGGCTCACAAGAGACGGTCGCGTAATTGTCATTGATTTTCACGTGCCTGAGCCGCCGCTTGTTTTTGATGCGCCCTATGTCGTGTTGTCGGCGACTAACTATGCAACAAAGGGGTTTCGGGTGCTGGTCAATAATGTATCTGCATCAATTCTGTCGGTGTCTCTGCTGCATGACACGATGGTGCAGATAGAGCTGGTTAACGACGTGCCAGAGGGCGCAACCGTTGCTGTGCAATATGCGCCGCAGGCGGGCCACGGCGGCAATGGCAATTTGCGTGACAGCGATCCGACGATCGCGTCGGAAAACTACGAGTATTCAGCAGGTAATGGCCAGTACGCCGGGGCCAACATCCCGGCATTGGTCGACAAACCGTATCCGCTACACAACTGGTGTGTGGCATTTCATCTAGCTATTTGAGGGCGCAATTATGGGTTTAGTTCTGCGAGTAAAGAATGCGGATTTTTCTGCTAGCGCGGTTGCAGTCGTTATGCCGGTCATGGACGACCTTGCGTATTGCAATTTTTTTGGCGGCAACGAGGCCAATTTGGTGCGTAATCTGGCACCAAACGGCGAGCTGTCAATCGTGAGTGGTGCACCGCAGGTAAATGATAACAGTGTCGTGTTGGGCGGTGGCTATGGCTACATACAAACGCAAGTGGATGACGACTCCGAGGTGTCAATTATCACCGTTGTGCGGGCGTTAGAAGATGTTGGCGGTGCAATCGTTGTCGGCAACACGTCATCGGCTAGCCAAGTGCACGCGGGCACGACACAGGGCACCGCGCTGTATTTTACGCAGGAGACCGCTGGTGACGGCGCGCTGGCTGCGCGATTTAACAGCGCGCAAACGGATGGATCGACCTCATCTGGCGTCATCGCGTCGTTGATTGGCGGAGTTACTGAGGATCAGTTTTGCTGCTTGGCGGCCAGCCGCAAGGCATCGACAAAGGCCCGCACAGTAAAAAACCTGAGCACAGCCGCGCAGAATGTCGTCAACGGCTCGCTAGATCCAGATTACGGCGAGCAGTTCCGGATCGGCAGGGGATACAACCTGTCAACATTCCCGGATGACGTTGAAGTCGCGTTTGTTGCAATTTATAAGCGCGCGCTGAGTGATGCCGAGTTTTCTGCGATGTATGACTATCTTAAAGGTCTTTTCTCTTCAAAAAGCATTGAGATCTAGGTGGCCGTCCATGCCAAACTTCAAAACCATCCACACCGCCTACGCCCTAGAGCGCCTTGCCGCCGCTGAAATCAGCGGCGAGCCCATCAACCTGGTGGAAATCGCCGTGGGCGATGGCAACGGCGTTGATGTCTACCCCGACGAAGGCCAATCGACGCTGGTTCGGGAGCGTTTCCGTGATGTGGTCAACCGGGTATATCAACACCCGGAAGACAACACCCGCTACACCGCTGAGCTGATTATTCCCGCCACGGAGGGCGGGTTTACCCTGCGGGAAATTGGGGTTTTTGACGACCAGGGCGGGCTGTTTGTGGTCGGAAATCTGCCGGAAACCTACAAGCCCACCGACGCCGATGGGGCGTTTTCAGACACCGTGGTCCGCGTTGAATTTGCCGTAAGCAATGCGGCGGTGATCACCCTGCAGGTCGACCCCAACGTGGCGGTGGCTACGCAAACGTGGATCATCAATAACATCAAAATGGCTACGCTCACACCGGGCGGCACCACCGGCCAGGTGCTGCGCAAGCAGTCCAACACCGACGGCGATGTGGACTGGGAAGACCCTGACGTGGCCAATATCACCGTGGACACTATTGAGGAAGAACAGACCCTGGCCGACAGCCAAACCCAGGTGGATTTGGCTGTGGTCAGCACCCGGGGGCTGGCGGTGTACATTGATGGCCAGCGCCTTTACCCCGGGGCAGGGGCCGACCAGTGGCAGAAAGCGGCGGCGCCCAATGATGAAACCCGGATCATCCTGGGCCAAAGCTACACCGCCGGCACAAAGATCATCTGCGCCCAGAACGAGCCCACCGGCAGCGCGCCTGCGCCACTGGAAAAGAGCAAAAATCTGTCTGATGTGGCCAACGTGGCAACCGCCCGGGCAAACCTCAGCGTATACAGCAAGGCTGAGGCAGACCAGAAGGCACCCCCGGGGCTGGTAGGCATGTTTGCCCGCAACTCTGCACCCACGGGCTGGCTCAAGGCCAACGGCGCGCTGGTGAGTCGCACAGCCTATGCCAATCTCTTTGCTGCAATCGGCACCACCTTTGGCAATGGCGATGGCTTTAACACCTTCGCGCTGCCGGATCTGCGCGGGGAGTTTATGCGCGGCTGGGATGACAGCCGCGGCATTGATTCCGGCCGGGCTTTTGGCTCAGCCCAAGGCTCAGATAACAAGGCCCACACCCACTTTTCGTTTACGTCAGACACCGGCTCAGTCAACCCCCAAAGCAGCCCCATTACCGCCAGCAACAGCCCAGTGCCAAAGAGTGCGACCGGGGGGGAGGCCAACGCCCATATTGCCGGTAAAGCGGCCACGCCATCGGTGGGGCTCACATCGTCATCGGGCGGCACTGAGGCGCGCCCGCGCAATATTGCCATGCTGGCCTGCATCAAGTATTAAAGGAGCTGCGCATGATCGTTTATCAACACGACGCCGCAGGGCTGTATCAGGGCGAGACCGAAGCCGACGAATCACCGCTGGAAACCGGCAAGTTTTTATTGCCCGCTCGATGCACCGAAACACCGCCGCCGCCCGAGGTGCCCGAGGGCAAATGGCCGCGCTGGAATGGTCACAGCTGGGATCTGGTCAACCGGCCCGCCCAGTCAGAACCCGAAGACCCGGTGGCCAAGCTGCAGGCCTTTTTGCAGCAAAACCCCGACGTGGCGCAGCTCATTTCCCAATAGCCCACCATCTTACCCCGCTGTATAGCGGGGGTTTACTCCTGCCACTGCTTTAACGCGCATGGCAACCAGCGAAAAATGCGGGTAACGCAATCATTAATCGCTGGAGACCACCATGTCTGACCAATATCACCACGGCGTCCGCATTATCGAAAAATCCGAAGGGGCGCGCCCAATCCGCACCGTGAATACGGCGGTGATTGGTCTGGTGGGTACCGCGCCAGACGCCACCCCAGCGGTGGCCGCCACCGGCCAAATTGGTGTTGTCGCTTCAGACACCGCCATCGCGCTCACCTCAGCACTGATCGGCCAGGCGGGCAACAGCGTTACCATTACCGTGATTGATACCGGCGAAGTGGACGAAGCGCTGGCCGTCGCCGTAGACGGCAACGACATTACCGTTACCCTGGCTACCGACGGCACCGGCGATGTCACCAGCACCGCCGCCGATGTGATTAACGAGCTCACCAGCGAGGCGTCCGCCCTGGTCACCGCCGTCAATGCCACCGGCTCAGACGGAACTGGCGTAATGATTGCCGAAGCGAAAGTCACCCTTACCGGTGGCGTGAATGAACCTTTCCCACTCAATACTCCAGTTTTGGTACTGGGCAACCGGGCCAAAGCCGCCTTGCTCGATAGCACCGGCAAAGGCCTCGGCACCTTGCCTGCCGCCATGACCGCCATCTTTGATCAGATCGGCGCCATGGTTGTAGTAGTGCGGGTGGCAGAGGGCATTGATGATGCCGCCACCACCACCAATGTGATTGGCTCGGTGGTAGACGGTAAAGCCACCGGCCTGCTGGCGCTGAAAGATGCCCAGGCCCAGCTGGGTGTTAAGCCGCGCATTCTGGGTGTGCCGGGGCTGGATCACCTCACCGGCGTGATTGCGGCCATGGTGAGCGTGGCCGACGGCCTGCGCGCCTTTGCCTATGCCTACGTGAGCGCCGACACCATGGAGGCCGCTGTTACCGCCCGCGATAGCTACGGCTCCAAACGGCTTATGCTGCTGTGGCCTGAGTTCACCGGCTGGAACACCGCACTGAATGCCGAGGTCGCGCTTACCTCAACCGCCCGCGCATTGGGTGTGCGTGCCCGTGCCGACAACGAGGTGGGCTGGCACAAAACCCTTTCCAACATCGAGGTGAATGGCGTAACGGGCATTTCCAAATCGGTCCACTTTGATCTAACCAACGTCAACACCGACGCCAACTACCTCAACGGCAACGAAATCACCACGCTCATTCGCAGCAGCGGCTTCCGCTTCTGGGGTTCGCGCACTTGCTCCAACGACCCGGTGTTTGCTTTTGAGTCGGCTGCCCGCACTGGCGACATTCTGGCTGACACCATTGCCGAGGCGCACATGTGGGCAATGGATAAGCCCATGAGCAAGGTGCTGATCAAAGAGATTGTGGAGGGCATTAACGCCAAATTCCGCAGCCTCAAGGCCAGCGGCTACATCGTGGACGCCTATGCCTACGTGGATACCGATCTGAACACCACCGAGCAGCTGGCAGCGGGCAAGCTCACCATCAGTTACGACTACACTCCCGTGCCGCCGCTGGAAGACCTCACGTTTATCCAGACCATTACCGACCGTTACCTGGTGCAACTGGTCGCCTAAGCGCGCCTGACGCCATCCACTCAATCACCGGAGAGCAACCATGCTGCCCAAGAAACTGAAGAACTTTAACCTGTTTGCCGACGGTGAAAACTTTGTTGGCAAGGTGGACGAAATTACCCTGCCCAACCTTGAGCGCAAGATGGAAGAAATGCGCCCCGGCGGCTTTAACGCCCCGGTCGACAGCGACATGGGTATGAACAAACTCACGTCGTCTTTCCGCCTGCACGAAATGGCCGCCAGTGTGCTTCGCCAGTTCGGTGTAACCACCGTAGACGGCGTGGCCCTGCGCTTTCTGGGCGCCGCTGTGAGCGACGGCGACGCCAGCCGCACCGATGCCATTGAAGTGGTTATGCGCGGGCGCTACAGCGGCCTGGAGCTGCCCAGCGGCTACAAAGCCGGGGAGTCCGGCATGCTCAACTGCACCGCCAGCCTCAGCTACTTCAAATATGTGGTAAACGGCGAAACGCTGATCGAAATCGACGTGATCAACATGATCGAAAACGTGGGCGGCACCGACCGCCTGGCAAGCCAGCGCAATGCGCTGGGTCTATAAACGCGTAACAAGGGGCGACTTATGAAAACGCAAGAAGTAGTACCGGCAGGCGTAGAGCAAGCGCCTGAAGCAGAGCAAAAGCAGACGCTTAATCCCGGCGAGATCCAGCTCAAAAAGCCGATAAAACGAGGCGATCAGGAAATTACCAAACTCACTCTGCGCAAGCCCAATACCGGCGCACTGCGTGGCTGCCGTCTTTCACTGCTGCTGAACGCCGACGTCGACAGCCTGATCACGGTGTTACCGCGCATTACTGATCCCGCACTGACAGAAATGGAAATTACCGACATGGATGTAAAAGACCTGGTGAGCTGCGCAGAAGAGGTGATTGGTTTTTTGAACTGATTGGGCGGTCGGCAGGAATGCCACTGCCCGACCAGGTGGAAGACCCAATGGCAAATATCGCTACCGTCTTCCACTGGCCGCCCTCAGAAATGGCGGCAATGCCCCTGGCCGATCTGGTCATGTGGGAGCAAAAAGCGCGGGACCGATCCGGCAACACTAAACCCAACTGAACCCGGTAACGCACATGAGCAATCTGGACACCGCGCTAACCCTCAAACTGGTCGACCAATGGAGCGGCCCCGCTAAAAAGCTGGCTGGCATCAACAGCGAGCTGGCCCAAAAACTCTCTGCCACCGGTAACGAGCTCAAAAACATTGGCAACCAGCGCAAAGCGGTGGCCCGCCTCAAAGAATATGAATTGGCATCCAGCAAGGCCAAAGAGGCCTCTGCCCAGGCGGCGGAGAAGGTCAAGCAGCTGCGGCTGGCGCGGGAGAAAGAAGCCGATCAGCTGAAAATCACCCAGGCCAATCTGCGAAAATTGCAGGAACTCAAAGCCAGTGGCGTGAAAGTTGATGCCAAAACCATCAATAACCTCAAGCAACAGGCCAAAGAAAATAAAACCCTGATCCGCGAGCATGAGCGCGCAGAAAAGGCGCTGGAGCAAACCACCAAACAGCGCCGCCTGGCGGTGGAGCGTGCCGCCCAACTGCGCAGCAAGCTGAAAGCTGAGGGCATAGAAACCCGTGATTTAACCGCCGCCCAGAATCGCTTGGGCGATGCCTATGCCCGCACCCAATCGCGAATAAAAGCCGTATCTCAAGCCCACGGCCAATTGGCAGCGGCAGAAGCCAAACACAACGAAACCCTGCAGAAAGCCGCGAATACCACCATCGTGGCGGCAGGGATGGACCGTGTTGGCCGGGGCGCGCTGAATTTTCTGCGTGGCCCCACTGATCAGGCCATCGCGTTTGAATCGGCCATGGCCGATGTGAAAAAAGTCGTGGAGTTTGATAACCCCGCCCAGTTTAAAGATTTTGCCGCCACCCTCCTGCAGATGACCCGCAGTATCCCGATTGCCAAAGAGGGGCTGGCCGCCATTGCTGCTCAGGGTGGGCAGCTGGGCGTGGAGCGCAGCGCGTTGCCGGGCTTTGTTGAAACCGCTGCCAAAATGTCCACGGCCTTCGATATGTTGCCCGATCAGGCCGGTGAGTCCATGGCCAAACTGAGCAATGTGTACCAGGTGCCGATCGCTGAAATGGGGCACCTCGGAGACGCAGTAAATCACCTATCTGACAATACCGCGGCTAAAGCCAAAGAGATTGTCGACGTGCTGCTGCGGGTAGGCGGCACCGCCACCCAGTTTGGTCTCACCACAGTGCAAACCGCTGCGCTGGGTGACGCCTTTGTGGCTCTGGGCAAAAAGCCCGAGGTGGCTGGCACTGCCATTAACGCCATGCTCAACAAGCTGCAAACCGCCACCAAGCAGGGGGCCAAGTTCCAAGGCGCGCTGGACGAAATCGGCATCTCTGCTGACACCATGGAATCCATGATTGCCCAGAACGGGCAGGGCGCGCTGGACGAGTTTCTGGCGGCACTCTCACAAATCGACAAACAGGCTCGCGCCGGGGTGCTGACCGACCTGTTTGGCCTTGAATATTCCGATGATATTTCCCTGCTGGCGGGCAATCTGCAGGTGTACAAAAAGGCATTGGATAAAGTAGCCAACAGCGCAGATTTTGCTGGCAGCATGTCCAGAGAGGCGGAAAACCGCGCTGCGACTCGAGAGAGCCAATTAATCCTTCTGCAAAATCGCTGGGATGAATTTCAGACCAAGCTGGGTAATGAGCTGTTACCAGTAATCGATTGGGTTGCTGGTGCGGCTACGCGACTGATAGATGCCCTCGACTGGCTAACCGATAAATTCCCCGGCGCCAGCAAGGTGGCCATGATTTTGGTGGGCGGCCTTGGGGCGCTGGCCTTAGCTGTCGCGCCGGTATTAGTGGCCATTGCCGCCCTTCGGGTGGCCATTTCCGGGCTGGGCGTGAGCGCTAAACGGGCAGCCCTGCAGAATGCGGCCGGGGGGCTCACTGGTCCCGCTGCTGTCGTGGCAGGCGGCACCAAAGGCGGCAAAATTAAAAGCCTGCTGAAGGGGCTAGGCTCGAAGGCCGGGATAATTGGCGCCGGATTAAGCGCCCTGTCCATTGGCAGCACATTAATGAGTGACGATCCCAATATCAACAAAGGGCTGGAGGTCTCCAAAGATCTCGGCGGCATGGGCGGCGCACTGGCTGGCGGTGCGGCCGGTGCCGCACTGGGCTCAGTTGTGCCCATTGTCGGTACCGCCATTGGCGGCCTGGTGGGCGCCATTGCCGGTGGCATGGGCGGCGAGTGGTTTGGCAACAAGGTGGGCGACTGGGTGTTTGGTAACAAGGGCGCTGATGTCGCCAAAGCCAGTGTGCCGGTCAGCAGCGGGGCCCCGGTGGTAGCCGCTGGGGCTGCCGGGGGCCAGAACTACACCGATGCCAGCCAGTACACCATCAACGTGCACCAGCAGCCCGGCGAAAACGCCGATGCCCTGGTGAAAAAGACTATTGATGAAATTGACCGCCGCAAAGCCCGCCGCCGGGGCGGGGCATACGCGGACCACTCGTGAGGGCTAAGCCATGCTGATGTCGCTGGGCTTGTTTGTATTCTCCATAGACTCGCTGGCCTATGACCGGCTGCAACGCAGCACCCAATGGCGCTGGGCGGCCAATAACCGGCTGGGTGAGCGTCCGGCCCACCAATTTACCGGCCCCGGTGAAGACCGCATTACGCTTAGTGGCACGCTGGCCCACGACATTACCGGCGACGGCCAGCGCCTGCAGGATCTGCGCGATCTGGGCGACAGCGGTAAAGCCTGGGTGCTTATGCAGGGCGACGGTGAGCACAAGGGCTTCTGGTTTATCGACTCGGTGGAGGAAAACGCCAGCTATTTTTTCCCCGACGGCACCCCGCGCAAAATTGAATTTACCGTGGTGCTCAATCGCAACAACGACGGCGAAACCGACACCATTGGCACCCTGGCCATGAATGGCACCGGCAACCCTGAAACGGCCCGTACAGCATGACACCCATTGCTGCAATTACTGCCAACGGCGTCGCGCTGGCGAGCGAAGTGCAAAAGCGCATTATCAGCGTGAGTTACCACGACGCCAGCGGCACCACCGCTGACCAGTTGGTGCTGGAGCTGGACGACAGTGACGGTACCCTGAACATTCCCCCAAAGGGCGCGGTACTCAGCCTGCAGTTGGGTTTCCGGGACAAGGCCCTGCACAACAAGGGCACATTTACCGTTGACGATGTGGAGCACGCGGGGCCGCCAGACAAGCTGATTATTACCGCCCGCAGCGCGAACTTCCGCGAAGAGTTCAAGTCCCTGCGCTCTACCCATTGGGAGCCTGGCACTACCTTGGGTGCGCTGGTGGCAACCATTGCCGAGCGCTACAACCTGGCGCCGAAGGTGGCCCCCGATCTGGCCGATGTCGCGCTGGCGCAACTCAACCAAACCGCTGAATCAGACAGCGCCTTTCTCAACCGCATTGGCAAACAGTTTGACGCCGTGGCCACCAGCAAAAATGGCTACCTGTTGTTTTTCCCCAAGGGGCAGGGCGCCACTGCCAGCGGCGCGGCCTTGCCAATGGCCACCATTACCAAAAACCAGACCACAGACCATCGCTACAAAACCGCCGACCGCAACAGCCGCTTCACCGGCGTGACCGCTCGCTGGTACAACAACGACACCGCCCAGACCGAGACCGTGACCGTGGGTGAGGCGGGCTACACCAAACAAATTCGCGACCCATTGCCAGATGGGCAGCAAGCGGGTGAGGCGGCAAAAGCCGAGTGGGCACGTATTCAGCGCGGCGACGCCACCATGAGCATTACCGTGGAGCCAGGCCTCCCCGAGCTGGTAAACGGCCAACCAGTGGCGCTGAGCGGCTGGAAGGGGGATATCGACGCCCACAATTGGGTGATCGAGGACTTAAACCACACCGTCAGCGACGGCGGGTTGGTCACGGCGGTGGAGTTGGTCACGAAGAGGTAGTTTTTGTCAGGATCTTGACCAAAAAAAAGCCCCCTATGTTGGGAGCTTTCGTGAATATTCTATTTCTTTGAGAGCCTTTTATGCCGCAAGTAACTCTTCTTCGGCGGCGACAGTGGAAACAGCCTCGTTCCACATGTTGTCTAGCTCTTCAATAGCCTTAATGGCTTGGTTAAGAAGCTCTATGGTTTCAGCATAGTTACCCATATTTTGCCTCCTTGGCATTTCCCAGTTGACGACAGTGTTATGCTTCCTATCAACCACATGCTTGTGGATAAACTGTGCATAACTTTTTAGTAAGGACTATCTTGCACTATTTCTGCTTAAATTTCAATTTTTCGCAACGTGTAAAAATGACTCATTTTCTAGAGCGTTTACGGCATCTATAAATGCGGCTTCATCATCTTGGTGGATCGCCTGCACTATATTTTGAATGTGCAAAATGTACTGCCTCACGTTCGCTATCTTAATGTGGTCTTCATCAGCTAGCTCAGGCCTATCTACTATTTTTGACAGCACAGGAAGCACAACAGTTTCCAATGAGTCACATATTTTATGAACATCCGGGTCCGGTATGTCCATCAGGGTAAATCCATACGTTCGGGAGTGATGAAGGACTTTGTTACAAAAAAGAACAGTTTTTTCCCATAACTCGTCGGCCAGCTCACTTATTTTATTAGCGTGTTGATCTATTGCGTTCATACCCTTGTCAGTCCTTTGCTGGCAAAAGGTGAAATTTTACTACATGTTTTTAAGCGTGAGCTAGACCCCGTTGTCGATACGTGCTGACCAAGATGCTAGATCAACATAGATCGGAGTATAGCTCTTTCTATTTTTTGTAGCAGAGAGCCATTATTTTGCTGATAGCTTTTGCTTCAGTAGGATAAATTCTGAGTCCATAGTTGATCGCCAATGATTTAAAGCGTCTCGTGTATTCACACCGAAATCCCGCCGCGGGCGGCATCCAATCATCAGGCCCCTTAGCGCCTTTCTCCCGGTTGGCTTCAGCATCCACAGCCAGCAAATTATCCATGTCATTGGCAAAGGCACGCTTCTTTGCCCTTGTCCAACCGCTGGCTCCATGGCCATGCGCCCAGGCCAGTGGCACGATGTGATCAATATCCAGATCAGAGGCTTTATCAAAACGCTGGCCAGTGTAGGGGTCTAGCCACGATCCGTGGCTAACTGAGCAGCCTTTGTTGCGTTTGAACTTGACCGGCACCTGGCTATCACGAATCAGAACCTCAGAACGGGTGTCTTGGCAGTCATTATCTGCATCGATCCAGTGGGGCCAATCTTTCCGGTTGTAGAGAGTAGAAAATTCGCGGCCTTCGCTGACGGCCTCTGTTTGTGCCTTTTCAACTTGTGTCTTCGCGGATGTGCAGGGAGCGCGGTGGCAGTGGTATTCGCCGGTCTGGCGATTGGTGTGACCTCCGTTGCTATCCAAGCCGCCACCGTGGGGAAAGGCGCTGGGTGCAAAAATCAGGAGAGAAACTAAAAGCAGTCTATTTAACATAACTCAAGTGCAGTCCGTGCATGCTCGGTTTCTTACCCTTTTTTTTCTAGCGCCTGGCGCAAGCCTGCGATGTGTAGGGCCATACGTTCGAGGTGGAGGAGGTCGTCTAGGGTCAGGTGGCCATCTTCATAGAGTGATTGAATTCTTAACAACGTCTCTTCCGTTCTATGTGGCTCAGAATCTTCCAGGCGCTTATCTCTAAGCCAAACAGGTGGGTTAAACTCAAACAACTCGCAAATGAGAACTATGTTCTCTGCCGTAATATTCCCTGTCCTTTTCCATTTCGAAACGGCGCTCTCAGTTACCCCCAGTGCTGTGGCAACTTGGACCTGAGACACGCCCGCCTCATTGAAAAAGGTTACAAGCCACTCCGAATTCTCGGCGAGTATGTTGTCGTCTCTGTTACGCATCTTTCCCATAGGTCAAGTTTATACGAAAAATCGTTGACATTTACTGTCCAGTTGGTTCAGTATTCTTTTGAAATATGAACCTTTGGGAAAGTTTATGTCCGCAATTCAACGCGCAATCGAACTCCTCGATAGCCAAAAGTCCCTAGCCGATTTTCTAGGGGTGACAGAGAGCGCCGTTTCGAAATGGAAACGGACAGGTGTTGTTCCTCCACACCGTTGTCGCGCCATAGCTGATGCTACGGATGGTGCTATTTCAGTTCATGACCTGAGGCCTGACATTTTTGGTCCTCCCTCTCCTGTGGAAACTGAATCCTAAATCCAAAGAGTTAGAGCGTCTTGAATATCCGATCACAGACCACCCAGCGAGGCGAAAACCCATGAACCTTACCGATTTTCAGATTGCCGTTTTAGGCGATGACACCAATGAAGTCCATTCCCTGCTTTTAGACATCGACCGCAGAACAGAGCGTGACCGCTACCGTGAAGCTGCTCGACAGTTTGGGTTCGATCTGCTGGAACATCGGGGTAAATGCTATGCAATGAGGCGTGAATTGGCCTCGGTTTTTGGGTACTCGGGTGAATCAGGTCTTCGCATGTTATGCGAAAAGTATGATGTCGAGGGCGTATCTATAGCCACATTCGCACCTGAAGTGCGAATGTGGGCTCAGGAAAACCTTGGTCTCCATAGCCGAGACGGTAAAACCATCTTCCTTTCTTGGGATGGCTTTCTTCTGGCGGGCGCGCGGGGCGATAGCGAAGCTGCCCGCAAGGTTTTCGCCTATCTATTAAAGATGGAGCGCGCCGGTCGGATTGCAGGTGGCGCGATGGATGCCGCAAAAGCCAATGAAGCTCGTTTAAAGCAAGCCGAGCGCGTGGTTAACATCGCAGCAAAGTTTGGCAAGGTGCCGCAACCGCTTCAACAGAAGATCGGGGAATACCTAGACAACATCCTTGATATAACCCTTGGCCAATCCGGGCAGCTCACCCTTTTTTCCAATAAAGAAGACAAGTAGAGGGGCTGCCAGTGGGTGTTTTTGCCTGTTCAAAAGCTAAGCCCAAGGGGGTGATATCACCCCTTGGGGCCGCAATTCTCTTGCGTAACTGCCTGTTTTTGCACTCCAAGGGGGGGATATCCCCCACTAAAACCGCCGTTTTTGTTCTCGCCGGGGGTCTTAAGACCCGGTTGAAGAATCCGCCCATGCACTCCGAGTTGCTGGTTCTGAAACCTATGAGACGTTGGTGTTGCAAACATCAACACGGAAGGAAGTAAGCATGGAAATTAATCACACGCAAAATCGCCTCGCACTGATTCGTCGTTATCTGGATAGGTGGGCTTCAAGCCCACGCCATAACCGCCAGTTAGTGGCAGAGATCGTGGTGGAGAAGTTCGACCAGCTTGGCTTGAAAGAGCAACTGGCGGGCACTGGTGTGGAGTTTTCGCACGGCGATGATGCGGTTGGGGATATGCGCGCTCACGCCCAAAAGCTGTGGCGCTGGCTGGGAGCCTATGAGGAGGCCAAGCCTGCCCCGGATAAGCTTTGGTATTTAGAGCAGGCCATTGTGGCAGCAATGCCGCAGGATCTTCGTCTTCAGTACTTGCGGCATGTGTACGCGGCCTCTGGTATTTCCGTTTCTCACCAATTCGAGAGTAATGCAGCTGCATTGACGCTGGATCACTTGATTAAAGAGCAGGCGGATGCTGCCTGCTCACTGGTGTCCCTTATGGATGGCGTCGACCCCGGCGAGTTGGATAAAGCAGATAAAGAGCTGCACGAAGCCCTGTCGGCCACCGTTAGCGCCATCAACTACGTTAAAGCGCTGCGCGCAGGGGGTGCAGAATGAGCCGCCTTGTGCCATGCCCCCATTGCCTTTCTGACTCTTACATTCGTGACAGCGAGCAAATGACCCGGCTCACTCGTGAGCTGACGCTGATCTGTAAGAACCCTGTTTGCGGCCACACTTGGGTGGCCCATTTAACGGCCACCCGGACGCTGTCTGAGTCGGCCACGCCAGACCCCTCCATTCACCTCCCGGTGACCAAGGGCCTTTTCTCCAAAAACTAACACAGGTGCGACCATGAGCAATGTATTGCCGTTTAACCCTGATAACACCATCAGCAACGCTGCCCTGAGCTACATGTTGAAACACCGCAGCCAGCATCTGACCAGCCGCCAAGGCAACGAGGCGCTGCTGTCGCGCTGCCAGGCGCACCTGATGATGACGTTTGATATCACCGCCGACCGCGCCCAGAAAGAAGCGGCATTGGCGCTGGCAGAGGCCAGCCACAGTGGTGAGGTGTGGATTGATGTGGACGCCACCTGTGCGTTTTACACCACGCTGCGCACCAAGGATGGCCGCCAGATTATTGTGAGTGCAGACCAGATTCTGCACGCGATTACCGACTTCTTTTCTCTCCAATAACGAGGCCCCCACATGAACGTGACTGTGAACGCACAGGGACTGGCTGCCGCCCTGAAAAACAATCTGGCGCAAAAGCGAAGCACCTTGAACATCCTTGAGCATGTGCTGTTGATCGCTACGGAATCGCCCGCTGAGCTGCGGGTGATCAGCCGGGATTTCTCTCAAGAGATCGAGGTGGTGATTGCCGCTGAGCGTGTTGAGCAGGCGGGGAGTGTTACTTGTCATGCCGAGAAGTTGCAGGCGGCTGTCACGGGGCTGGCTGGGCCTGCCACCTTGAGCACCACGGGCAGCCCCGGCAGCGAACAGTTTAAAACCGTGTTGCAGCAAGGCCGTCGGCGCTTTCAGATTTTGTCGATGCCGGCAGATATTTTCCCCAAAGGGAAGGAGATGGGCCAGGCGAAATCGCCTGCGTTAGACCCCCAGGAATTAGCCAAAGCCATTGCGACGGTGCAGTACGCGGTGGCAGTTCATGACGCGCGCCCCGCGCTGCTGGGGGTTCACCTGAATGAGCATGACGTGGTTGCAACGGATGGTCACCGGGCCGCTTGCGCGTTGATCGATGCCGATTTTCGGCCTATTACGATTCCCCGCGATAGCCTCAAAAACCTGATTGCGGCGCTGATGGAAGAGGGCGCAGAGCTCCGCTATAGCGATAGTGCCATTGAAGTAGTCCACGCCTGCGGCCGCTACCGGTCGCAGCTGCTTGATGCCAAATACGTGGATTACAAACGAGTGATGCGCATTCCTGCAAACGGCGTGACCGCCACCCTGGACGCGGCGCATATCGCACCTGCGTTGAGCCGTCTGCGCAGCTTTGTGCCGGTAGGCACCCAGATGCTTGGCTGCGAAATCAATGAAAACCTGCTGTCGCTGACGGCGGGCACAGAGAGCGACACCAAGGACGAAGCTGAGGCGCAATGCAGCGGAAGCTGGCCGAAGGTGCACCTGAATCTGAGTTACCTGAACGATGCCATGAATACCATTAAAGGTGAGTTTACCTGGCAGAACTCTGGTGCTCACGAAACGCAATTTATGTGGACCGGCAATCAGGATGTGGTCCACATCATCATGCCGATGCGTGTTTAGTCGTCCTCACCGAATCAACTACCAAAACGGAGAAAGCATCATGAATGACGCGATGTTGAGAAACCTGACCCTGGATGAATTGGAATGCCACCTACGCGTGACTGAGCAGGATAGCCCGGCCCATATCGCGGTTTGCATGAAACTCGATGCGCTGGATTTACCGGACACCCGGCATGAGCAAGCGGTTAACAGCCTTACGGGAATGAAAGCAGACGCGAACAACATCGCCAAGGCGCTGGAAAGTATCTCTATCTCTATCCGTGATCAGCTTGGCGACGTATTCGACGACACAGAAAAGCTCAGCGCGAATATAGACGCGATTAAGCACAGCCTGCGATTTTAAGGGGCCACCATGATCCCAGCGGTACATAACGATATCACCCAGCGCCTGCTGCGGGATTATCAGTTCAAGGAGCGCAGCGGCTGGCTGCGCTCCGGTGTTTGCCCCAGCTGCGGCAAGAAGGAGCTGTACACCAAAGCGGAAAGCCCTTGGGTGATTCGCTGCGGCCGGGAAAATAACTGCGCCTGGTCCGGCCACATTAAAGAGCTGTACCCCGATGCGTTTGAGAAATTCAACGAGCGCTACCAGCCCACGGACGATAACCCCCGAGCCACCGCCGACGCGTACTTAATGCAGGCCAGGGGCTTTGATATTACCCGCATTGCGGGCTGGTATGAGCAGGACCGCTGGTGGAGCCCCAACGTGATCGGCAAGCAGTCGGGCACGGCCACGGTGCGCTTTATGATTGCCGATGGCATCTACTTTGACCGCTTCGTTGAAGAACTGTGGGTTAACGACAACGGCGAGAAGAAGAAGCGCAAGGCCTCATTCAAGGGCGATTATAAGGGCCTGGCCTGGTTCCCTCCGGGGCAGGAAATCGCCCACGGCAACGAGGTGTTTATTGTTGAGGGTATTCTGGATGCGATTGCCCTTTACCTGAACGGTTACAAGGCCTGCGCCATACTCGGTTGCACCAATTTCCCCTCGGCGTTTTTCGACGAGCACAAGCATAAAGACGTGCGCTGGGTGTGGGCGCTGGATGGCGACGTGGCAGGCCGTAAGTGGACCCTGCGCCACCATACTCGCCTGGCTGAAACCAACGAGCGGTCTACCGCCGTGACCATCCCCCAAAACAGCAAGGGCAAAGACGACTGGAACGACCTGCACATGCAGGCCCGCCTTACTGAGAAGGATATGGCGCGGTATCGCTACCACGGCAGCCTGCTGGTTGCCGCCAGTGCCAGCGAAAAAGCCCTGCTGATGTACAACCACCACCAGCGGCAGGAGTTTAATTTTGAGTTTCGCAGCCGGGTGTACTGGTTTGCGCTCAACCTGGACAAGTTCAACAAGGCCTATAACAGCCTGAGCGATGCCGATGAGGGGATGACTGAGCGGGAAATGCGCGACAAGGCGCTGGAGCTGAGCAACACGATTTGCGAGATCGCCAACTGCCACTTTCAGTTTTTGTATTTTCAGGCCAATACCATCACCGATGAGAGCTGGTATTACGCCCGCATTACCTTTCCCCACGGTGGGCCAGCCGTTAAAAACACCTTTACCGGGGGCCAGCTTTCCAGTGCCAGTGAGTTTAAAAAACGCCTGCTATCGGTCGCGGCGGGCAGTGTGTTTACCGGCACCAGTCAGCAGCTGGACACGATTGCCAAGGACCAGCTTTTCAATATTAAAACCGTCAATACCATCGACTTTTTGGGCTACAGCAAAGAGTTTGGCATTTACGTTTATAACGATGTGGCGGTGAAAGATGGGCGCCTGATCGGTATCAACGATGAGGACTATTTCGACGCGGGCAAACTGGCGATCAAGAGCCTGAACCAATCCGTTCACCTGGCGATTGCGAAAAACGCCGATAACTACCGCACCGACTGGGTACACCACATTCATGTGTGTTTTGGCGAAAAGGGCCTGGTGGCGCTGGCCTTCTGGTTTGGTGCTTTATTTGCCGAGCAGATCCGCGATACCCAAAAAAGCTACCCATTCTGCGAAATCATCGGCGAGCCCGGCGCGGGTAAAACCACCCTCATTGAGTTTTTGTGGAAGACCTTTGGTCGGCGCGATTACGAAGGCTTTGACCCCAGCAAGTCTACGGCAGCCGCCCGTGCGCGGAATATGGGGCAGGTGTCCAATATGCCGGTGGTGCTGATTGAGGGCGACCGCGACGAAGATACCGCCCACGGCAAAAAGTTTGACTGGGACGAGCTGAAAACGGCCTACAACGGGCGGTCGGTGCGCAGCCGGGGAATGAAGAACAGTGGCAACGAGACCTACGAGCCGCCGTTTCGTGGCGCGGTTGCCATCAGCCAGAACGCTGCTGTACAGGCCAGTGAGGCGGTGCTGCAGCGGATTGTGCACCTACGCTTTACCCGCGCCGCGCACAACGACGACAGCAAGCGGATGGCCCATGAGCTGGAGCACATGCCCTTGGAGCATGTGAGCAGCTTTGTGCTCGAGTCGGTAAAAAAAGAGGCCGAGATTATGGCCCTGATTACCGAAAAAACCCCCGAATTTGAGCAGCGCCTGATGGCCCAGCCCGGCATTAAGAACGTGCGGATTGCGAAGAACCACGGGCAACTGTGTGCCCTGGTAAGTGCCTTGGCGCTGGTGTTGCCCCTCAGTAAAGAGCAGGTGAAGGCGACCCAGCGGGAGCTGCTGAACATGGCGGTGGAGCGCCAGAAGGCGATTAGTGCTGATCATCCGGTGGTGCAGGAGTTTTGGGAACAATACGAATTTCTGAATGGTGACGACAACGATCCCAAGCTCAACCACAGCAAAAATAAAGATCGAATCGCCATCAACCTCAACCACTTTGTGGAGCGCGCCGTGGAGCACCGCCAGCAGGTGCCGCCCATGACCGATCTGAAGCGCCTGCTTAAAGGCAGCCGCCGTCACAAATACCTCGATACCAAGGTGGTTAATTCTGGCATTCACCTGAACGGCACCGAGGGAAAGTCGGTGCGCTGCTGGATTTTTGAAAACAAGGAGAGACCCGCGTGAGTGAATTTACCGAAGACCCCGGCATGGCCAGCTATGAGGAGCTGGTGGCCGGTGGTAATGCACTGGCCATGGCGCTGCTGGATGTGTTGCTACAAGTGCACCGTGAAGATGAGTCTAACAAGCTGATTGTGCGCGCTGCCAAGCCGCTCAGCGAATGGAAAGCGATCTATGACCGCACCGGCTTTGCCAAACGTCCGCACCTGCCGGCAGGTGCCACCCATGACCGCTGAGAAAATGCTACCCGCCGCCATGATGGTGTTGCAACTGGGCGCTGCCGCGCCCTACCTGATGGGGGGCGACTGGAGAAAAGGGCTCTATTGGCTGTTTGCCGCAGGGCTCACCTACGTGGTCACGTTTTAGTGGCCCAAAACTAAGGAAGGAGAACCACCATGTTGATATTAACCCGACGGATAGGCGAGACCCTGATTTGCGACGACAACGGCAAGCTGGTCGAAGTGACTGTGCTGGGCGTGAAGGGCAACCAGGTGCGGCTTGGCATTGTTGCTGAAAAGGATGTGGGCGTGGACCGCGAGGAGATTTACCAGCGCAAGCAGGCCCAGAAACAAGCACCTGACATCATGACCGACCGGCGCAAGCACCTCTCCGCCATTTAACGAAGGTGGCACCGGAGAGCGGCAACTCCCCGGTGCCTACTGACCACAACAGGGGCATGACCATGCACAAAACGGGAGGTCAGAACGGAAAGAAGGGCGGGGCACTGTCGCGCCGTGCGGCCATGCTGTGCCAGGCGCCGGAGTTTCGGCTTTGGCTGGACCGTATGCGCAACGCCAAATACCCGATCGACATTCCCGACGGCACCCACACCGAAGAAGACGCCCGCGACTTCTTTCTGGATGCCTGCGGCATAGAAAGCCGCGCCGAACTGGACCACAAACCCGAGGCGGCGGCGATGTTTCAGAAGATTTGTAAAAGCTATTCCCGTTATCAAGCGAGGTGAACCATGAAAAACGAACGTATCCATATTTCAATCGGCTTCGGCGATGCAATATTGCCGGTGGTGAAATGCGAAGATGGGCATGACCGAGTGCCCCTTAAACCGATATGCGATCAGATCGGTATCCAGTGGAAAAGACAAAATTGCTTAACGACTCATATCTGACCGAGCGGTTTGGGATGACTTTGGGGGTACCCCGGTACCCCCAAATGGACGAGAAACCTGTTGAAAGAGAGCAATATCTTATCCGATTAGACCGTGTCACTTCGTTTTTGAACACATTAAGTCCCCGAAATATCAATGCTCAGGGCAATCTGGAATCTGCAGAGTGGCTTAAATCTAAACATGAGGAATGGGACGGCGCGCTCCATGCCTATGAAACTCAGGGCATCGCCGTAAAAGCCGGAAATGGTTCCAGCATTGTTAACGTGCTCGCCAAAATCGATGGTATTAAAAATCCCAAGCTCAGGCAGGTCGCTATTGAGAAAGCCAACGCGGCCTATGGCCTGGATATTCCTGTGGTAACCCAGCTCGGGTTCGGGGAGTAGGTGCTTGGTGCGTATGCGAGAAGGTCAGTGGTCCCTGCTTTGGGTGAGACTATCACTCGAAGCAGGGAGGGGGGCGTCAATGCGCTACAGCGTGGTTGTCCTGCTTTGCTATAGGTGTGGCAACGACTTTAAGGCCAACGCCCATCGCCCCCAATACCTTACTGATGGTTTCAAATTGTGGTTTAGCGCCGACTCGCAATGCTTTATACAAACTTTCACGTCCGAGGCCGCTGGCCTGGGCGATCTGAGTCATTCCACGAGCTTTGGCAACATAGCCGACAGCTCGGATCAGCTCGTTGGTATCCCCGTCTTCCAGAACCATCGAAAGGTATTCTGCAATATCCTCTTCGCTGCGAAGCTGTTCGGCCATATCAAATTCAGTCAGGTCGCTTACTTTAATTTTGTCATTCATGGTTCAATCCTCCAGCTGTTCAGCCAGTTTTTTAGCGGCGTCGATATCGGCCTGTTGGCTCGATTTATCTCCACCGCCGAGCATTACAATCAGTGTTTCGCCGCGCTCTACAAAGTACATTCGCCAACCGGGGCCAAAGAACTCGCGCATTTCAAAAACGCCGTCGCCCACGGAGCTGGTGTCACCCAACAAGCCCCTAGAGGCTTTTTCCAAGCGACGAGACAAACGCAGTCGAGTTGTACTGTCTTTCAGGCCGTTAAGCCAGTCGTCGAATTCATCCAGGCGCTTTATTGTGTACATGCGGCTAGTGTATCCGTTTGGATACGATTGTCAAACATTGGTTCAACAGCATGCAATTTGACAATTCTAAATAATTATCCATACACTATCCCCGTTGCGGCAAAATCCGCAGCCGGGATTGGCGTCCCGATTCGAGCAAGAGCGCAATGGCGCTCATCCGAAGCGCTTTTTTTGTGCCCGCAGTTTATGGCGGGTGTCATGGGGGCGACTTCGGTCGCGCCGGTTCTCTTGCCCGGTAACGCCAACCCTGTGACGCCCGCCACCCTATTAATTGGCGTTAATGGTGGCGGTTCTCTGACTCAGCAAGAGGCTACTGCCATGAAAAACCCTACCCAAAATCCGTCCGGATTCAACGCAGATCACCTGGATACTGTCCGCGAGCAAGGCTCAGTTGCCGTCAATCTGACGTCAACTGAAGTCAATCTGACTCCGCTTGAACCCGCTTCAGTTGACCTCAGCCTGAGGTCAACTGCCGTCAATTTGACGGCGGTTGACCATTCAGTCGATATCAATCTGATATCGGTTGAACCTTCTGCGACTGACCTCACCGAGGATTCAGTTGGGGTCAAATTGACCCCAACTGATACCAGTTTGGTATCGACTGAGCGCGAACCATCCTTACTTTCCATTCCCGGCCTGAGCGTAAGCTGTTTGGCATCGGCTTTTCTCTACCTGCATGTAGCCCTGGACAGCGCTATTGACTCGGTCAATGAGCGCCTGATCGACAACAGCGATCTTCCCAATGTGATGGCCCACCATATCGACGAGGTGCGCGCCGTTCTGCAACTGACGCCTTACTGTTACCTGAGCAAGCAACTGAAAGCGCTGCTGTGGTGCCTGGGCCGCCAGGCCGACCTCATGCCGGAGGGCGAGCTGGACAAAAAGGCCATGGTCACCAACCTGCACCGGGTGCAAATGAATGTGTGGCGCTGGGAAGCCAAAACCCAGCAAAGCGCGGTAGTAGGGGAGGCGGCATAATGACTCAACATACCCCCATGCCCTTTCACTGGGGCCAGATCGAACTGACTCAGGCCGTATTTATCGATGGCATTCCTCATGCCACCAAAACCGCGATCGGTGAGTGGCTGGAATATGCCGAGCCGCGCAGGTGCATCAACAATATCTTAGACCGAAATTTGCACATCAATCATTACTCAGTTGACATCAAGTTGATGTCAACTGACGGCAAAAATTACGACACCAAGGTGTATCACCCCATTGGGTTTTTGCTGTTGGTGATGGAGTCCGGTCAGCCAAAAGCCCAGGCGATGAAGGTGGCGGTGGCCGAGTTTGTGTGGCATTTCGCCGGGCCAGTTAACATCAGCGACAAGGAGAGGAATGGCTACATCCGGGAGATTGAGCGGCTGACCGATAAACTGGCTGTCTGCCGGGATGCGATGGTGTACAAGCAGACCTGGATTACCCTGCAGCACTATTGCCGCCTGGCTGCCTGGCCAATGCCAGAGCTGCCGTTGCTGGGCAAAGAACCTCAGCAGATGGTGCTGGAGGTGCTGCCATGAGCAAGGCCAATATCAGCATCAATCGGGATGTGTTCACTTGCCCACAGTGCACCTCACCGGCGGTTATCACCCGCTTTAAAAAGCAGACGCGCTGCAATACCGAGGTGTCGTTGGTTTGTAATAGCCCACGGTGCTATTTCCAGTGGGTTTGTCAGATAACGGCGGTGAGGGCATTGTCGGTGGCGAGGTCGCCGCATCCAGAGGTGCGACTTGCTTCAGTTGGGTGACAGCGTAACAGGAGGGTGGGCGCGGCGGTTTGCCGCGCTCTTTTTAAGCCTTGCTATTCATATTCACAGAGAACATGGTCGCTTCTACCGTAACTGCTTTTTTGCAGCAGTTTTGGTTCAACCGATCCGAAGCAGCCGAACTGATTCCATGCCTTTTCACATAAGCCTTTTTGTTCATCATCAAAGGCATTCGAGATTCCTGCCATACAAACACCGTTGTATTTTGAATCCCGCCCTCGGAGAGGACCGCCTACTTTGGCTTCTAGCTTTTTCTCTGTATCAACTCTCATGGAGATGCCATCGCATAGGGCCATCGCTTGCAGGGCATAGCAAAAATTCTCCACGAGGTCAGCGTTTTCATCCGCTTGTGAGTAGGCGGGGAGCCAGATCAGTATGGCAATCAATAGCTTTTTCATCGTCAAATTCCTTTTGTGATTTAAGTTTCTTGACCCCCCATAGCCGTCTGGAAGAGCCTGCAGACCTTTTTGAAAGTAGGGCGATAGTAAATGGCTAAGGGTTGGGAAGTCCACGGTGGGATGCTGCGGGTCTATTTTTACTACAAGGGGGATAAGTGCCGGGAGCCATTGAACCTGCCGCCCACGGATCAAAACAAGGCGTATGCTGAGGGCCTGGTGGCCACCATTAAGCATGAGATTCGGCAGGGCATTTTTGACTATGCCAGCCGATTTCCCAATTCGCCGCGGTTGAAGCAAAACACCTTCGGCCACTACCTGGATATTTTCTATGAGATCAAAGCGCGCAAGGTGGCGGCGCTGACGCTGGAGAATTACCAGCGCTGGGGAAGAGGCTATATTCGCCCGCAATGGGGCCATAGGCTGGTGGAGGATATCGACACCATCGACATCGAGAAGTGGATCAGCGCGTCCCTTGACTCGCTTGCCAGCAAAAGCATCAAAGAGATTCTGCAGATAATGTCTCAGGTGTTTGACCTTTACGGCACCCGCCACCGCGTTCACTACAATCCCACAAAGCCAATCCGGGTGGCGTTGCCTGACTCTGAAGATCCGGATGTGTTCACGCGCCGGGAAATTAACCTGATTCTCAATACGCCCACTGAGCGTGAATCTGAGCGCAACATGACGGAGTTTTGGCTGTGGTCCGGCCCGCGCACCGCAGAGCTGATTGCGATGAGCTGGGATTATATCGACCTCGACGCCGGTATTGCCCGGTATGAAATGGGCGTGGTTGAAGGGCAGTACAAGGCGACCAAGACGCGGCGTTCAAAGCGCACGGTGGAACTGTTGAAGCCGGCTGTTGACGCGTTGCGCCGGCAGAAGGCGATTACCGGCGACCTGGAGCCGATCACGGTTGAGATGACCGACAGGGATAACCGCACTATCCGCAAAGTGAAATTCCGGCCGGTATGGGTAAGCACCGGTACCGGCGAGCCGTTCATCCACATTAAGAGTTATCGGGAATATTGGTGGACCAATCACCTGGAGGCGGCAGGGGTTCGCTACCGGGGGCCAAGCCAGTGCCGCCACACCTTCATTAGCCAGATGCTAACGGTGGGCATGCCCATCAACTGGATTATTGCGCAGGTAGGCCACACATCCGAAGCCATGATCCGGAAGCACTACGGCAAATTCATTCAGGAAGACCAGCCGATCAACTTCTCGCAACTGGCCAACGCCAAGTTGGGGTTTACTGGGCAAGAAGAATAA